CTCCCAATCTCGGATACCGTAACCCGTCTACTCGCAATGTGACGATACGAGAACTCATATCCGGACCACCCGTAGGGGTGGACACCATCAAGTGAGTCTCGCCAAGGCTTATCACCTAGGCGTCGTCCTCCACTGCGCCGCTCGGACCCCCGGGAGGGGGTTCTCGGGACTGCTCGGTCGAAGTCGGCTTCGAAGCCGACGTCGCCAAATCCTTGAGGGATTTGGTGGCGATCCTCTGGCTTAACTGCTCTAAAGCAGCGTAGCCAAGCAGGCAAGACCCTACGATCGCAAGACAAGCCACTATTACGGTGGAAAGCCCAGCGACGAAGGCCGTTAGCGTAGATGTAACAGATCGTGGGGAAGTCATGGTGTTCCGATCTCAAAAAGACCGGCCGCACAGGCTCCCCATCAAACCAATCTGTACCGCAGCTCTCATGGAATCGACCCTTGCCAAAGGTCTTTTCCACGTTCACGTTGAAGCCGAGAAACTCCAACGTCCTCCGGACAAGATCGAAATCAGATTCCGGACAAACCAAGTCGTCGCCAAAAGCGATAACAGGCCCGTCCGAATTGGTCAACTGTTGCACCCCTTTCAGGATGCTCCAGAAGATCAATGTCTCGAGTTCGAAAGTGTAACCGTTCCCCATGCTGCTCCACTTTTCAAGTGCGATCTCCTCCCCGTTAAGGGAGGTAAAATCGACACGAGCGAAGTGAAGAAGCTCCGCCCACCTTTCGGGTAGAAGGAGCCAGACAACCTGTTGTGAAACAGTGTCACTAGCAGCGGAGAGATCAATTGTACACAGGTCGAGCTCAGAAGCCTTTTGGGCTAAAGCTCGATTATTCTCCTGTGTCGTTAGATCGAGGCCAAGGCGCAGCAACTTATCGCGTATCAAAGCACCAATCCCTTTCTGAACGAAAATGTTCAGATCGGGCTCAATGCAAATCGCGCGGTCGGTCTTTGCGTTCTTGGGAACTGTAGTCAACTTCGAGGAGCGCCTCACGGCGAACCCTTCAATACTCTTGCGCCAGCCGATGGGGCTGGCGAAGAGGCCGAAGTCGACCAATCTCGGTGTCGTGTCCAGAACTCTAGGACTATATTTCTTGCCCTGAGTAACGACACCCGAAACAGACGTAGTTGCGCCTGGACCAAACGCCATATTCTCCTCGCAGAAAGCGAGATCAGCTCGGGAGAGCTGACCCAAACAGGTCCGAATGAACTCGCGTGCATAGTGAATGACGCGATGAACAAACGGATCCGGCCCAATGCCGGTTTCACTGTAGGTAAGAAGACGGATATTGGTTTCAGCGCATTGCTGTTCCGCTGCCAAGAACTTATCGATAGCAACCTTAGCCCGATCGATGCCGGTAGGAAGTCGAGGATTCTTTTGAAGGATCGCCGTGACCAGATAATCGTCAGCAAACTTGCCGCGATCATCATAGTTACGCCAGTCTATCTTAGAATTCAAGATCTCCTGCCAAGCTCCGTAACGGATTTGGATTGCAACACTCAAAGCTCTTGGCGTCCCAATGTTTTCACATAGGGACAGCACCAGCTGTTGCTCCAGGTCAAAAACCTGGGCACTATGGCTCACGCTCATAGGGATTAGCCTCGTAGAATGCGATGATCAACGTTGATCGATGGCGGACCAAAGCTCCCGGGAGGGAGCTGCGGCCGGATTGGCCTCAATAAAGAGGATCCAGGTCCTTGATCACCCCCTTGATGGAGGTGTTCGCCAGCGCATTCGCAACGTACGCATGCAGATCTGCACGCTCGGTTGCCGTCATCGTGTCCGGGAGGATGAAATCCCCCTTGAAACGACCGACGTACGCCACCGTACTCACGCCGTTGACCGTCGACAGGACCGGAAAGTCCAGCGACAGCGCAACGCGATTCGTCGGCCGCTTCGCAGTGGCCGCCGAGTACGAGATCCCCAGCTTGGTGAATCCCGCGGAAGCAGCAGCGGAGCGTTCGGTAAACACCGATTGCTCCGGCGCCACGCGTTCGGGTGCGAAAGTCTTTGCGACAGGAGTCGCGGCACCATTGTTGATGGTGAGGGCACCAGTAACCTGGGACATGAGTTCTATCCTTCAAAGGGATGCACCTTCAGTCGATGAATCCAAGTTCAGTAGAACAAAGATACCTCGTTCGATCCACGACCACAGCTTATCGTTGTCCAGATCACGGAGATCCACCTTTAGCAGCACTTCAACCCGACTATCGTCGGGTCTGATTGCAGCGAGGGTGAAATCAACGTGGCTGGCGATGAGCAGCAGCGCGTCACGGACGAGGTCTTGTTCACTGATCATGGCATTAACCTACGGTGACTAACGGATTACGGCTCCACCGACTGGTGGGTTACCGAAGTTGACGTAGCAGAGCAAGACCGTTTAACACGGTCGTCAGGGAAGTACTTGGCCGATAAGCCAAGCGCGGTAGCGCAAGAGTGGTTCCAGCAGAACGCTGAAAATCAGTCTGCACTTCCTTAGCGGAACCCCCACAGCTTGTTTCGGTCGTCCGAGTGATCTTGTAGCCGCGAACGACTCTCAAATCTTCAACGCCGACTAAGGCGTCTAGAGACGAGAGCCAATCGCCAACCGGG